TCAAAATATACTATTTAGTCCTTTTTTATCATTTTCTGTTTTTATCGGTAAACCCCGTTTCACTTCTACCCACAGCGCTTGCGCTGCAAAGGTATCGAACACCACAAAGTGATTGAAATCCGGTAACGGTAGCACCTTGTAGCGGTAGCTCGATGCAAACAGCTCTGTTGGGACGCTGCCACTCTCGGTTTCAAAAAACACTGTAAGCGTATCCTTGTAAATGTGATGACCTGTCGCCCATAGACCACGATAAGGAATGTCCAAATTGTCTACGAGGCGATAACGCTCATCACCAACAGTGACAAAACCATCTTGGACACAAAGCCGACCAATACAAAAACCAAAAGACGCAGGAGCAACCGCCTTGCTCCCGACAGCATTCCCAACAGTAGCCTTTGACTGAGGCTCGGATTGCTCTGACTCGATAGTTGCATCATTTCCCCCTGTAAAAATTGGATTGTCGTGTAAGCCGTAAAACGAATAAGAGAACATCAAAAAAACCATGCCGAACAAGAAAAGGATCTTTCTGTCTTTCCACAGCGCCGTTCCGGCCATCGTGTCGCGTGCTTTGCCTGTCGTGGTGCTTGCGTACATCTTAAAAATCGGACTTGGAATTTTTTTGACTTGGCGTGTCAGCGCGTGCGAGTCCATCTGTCCAGAGTTGGCTGCATCATGGGTGGTCAGGGTAAACTTTGCCCCTAGCCCCACGGTGGCGCGGTTAAAGTGGCGATACCCTATCTCCGCCGCCTCTCTTATCATGTTGTGCACTTTGGCAATGTTAGGCGTGGTTAGGCAGATATCCCAGCCGTGGTGACGATGCATGTCAAAAGCCACCTCAAAGCTCTCCGGCCTATCCTCTGCGACCAAATCCGGCGGCGTGTCGAGCGCCTTTAAATTGGTGACCGTCAGTCTCGGCGGCCAGATGCGACCACATTCATCGATAAAGAGAAACGCGTCCTTTCTCGCCCAGTGCCAAAAACGCGCCATCGTTAAGCGACCGTCAGGATGGTCTGTATCAATAAACTCGATACTGATGTCCGAGACATCCATTTTTAAGTACTTAGCCATGCGTTCAAGGTTTAAGCCTCGCACATTCGTGATGATGTGACGGCCTGACTTAATCGCCGGCAGCAGACGAAGCCATAATGCCCCTGACGTTTTATAAGAGCCTGGCGCGCCGTGATGAATAAAGATACTCATAGGTTTAACGCTCGCAGGGCAAAACGGGTCATCAAAGCCTGAAGCACGATAGCCAGCGCTTGGTCTAACCCTAAAAAGAACAGAAAGCCGCTGTATTGAGGAGGCAGCATATCGATAGCCTGTTGGATAAGCGGATAGATGGTAAACATATCAATCACTTTCTGGGACATCTCCCAGAAGAATTGGATAACAAAAATCTTGCTCTCAATCCACATAATACCGAGCTTGATCACAAGCCACGTAAAGCCATCAATTAGCCAGTCATAAAGGGTGTCCATCATAAGCATCACCTAAACAAAATGAGCATGGCGGCCAGAATGTACGCCATCGCGAGCACTATCATGCGGATGATGTGCAGGTTTTCAGAAAAGAGGGAGAAGTCAAAACAGAGGTTGTAACCAAACGCCTCGACATAGGAGCAAAACGAAGGCACCGCCGCCGAGCCTTTGAACTGATGCAAAGCCGACTGGGTGATTTTCTCGTTGATCATCTGCTTTAAATTCTGCTGAGCCGTTTCTAACTCGGTCTCGGCCTCTCGTATCGGAAACTGACAGCGTTCAGGGTTACTACAGCGCCCTGATAGCGCCGTGTTCATGGTGTCGAGTTGCTGTGAAATCGTCTCTAAGGTATTGAGCTTTTTAGAGATGGTATTAAGCGCCCCTGTATAATTGGGGCTGCTGCTATCGGGTGGCGTGGGATTGGGTTGGTCTGGGTTAGGCGGAACGACAGTCCCACCGAGTGAGTCTTTAAGTTCATCAATCGCCCGAAGGACATTAAGCTCGCTATAAAGCACATCGTATGAAACAGCCGCAACACGAGAGTAAAGCTCATCCTTGGCTTTTCTTACCTCCCGTTGCGTATCCCAAACATCAATGCGGATTTCCTCAAGATACTCCATTTGCCCACCCAAACGATTGTTGACTGCGGTGACACTCTCAAGAACACGATCCGCGTGAAACTTCGTATTGAGCTGAACCATATCTTGAGAGTGGGACACCTGACCACTGACATGATTGAGAGTCGAAGCCATCTCTGATTGGTTTTTATAGACCTGATTGAACGCAGACTTAAACGAGCTGCTCAGCCCATCAACAGGGGAATCACTGGGCGGTGAAGGTGGTAAGGGAACGCACTCTTCCCCCTCAGGGCAATAAGGATAAATGCAGCGCTCTGCAGATGCTCCGGACAAGTCGCACATCGGCCAGTTCGGGGATACCCCTTGTGAAAAACGGGGTTTGTAGAGCCCCTTGCAATAGTCCCCATTTTCATTTGAGAGACAAGACCAAACAAAACCATAGTCATCTTTTTCAATATCAAGCATGCAGCCATCAAATAACACCGATTGCACAATGGGAGAGCCAAAACCGAAAAGTAACTGGTGTGACGTAGTAGTATTAGGATCACAATTGATGGCGGAAGCCGTTACCGATGGAGAAAGAAAGAGCAATGTCAAAAACAGTAGAAAATAGCGCATAAAAAAGGGCGAACGCTCGCCCTCCTCCCTTAAACCAAATATAAGCCCGACACAAAGCCGATAATGATGACCGCTGAGCCAAAGAGACCCAGCCACAACTCAAGCACTATTTAGCCTTACGAATTAAGCCAATCACGGTAACAATCAGAACAATTGCCCCCACCACGCCCATGATGAGCGGCCCAAGCGCAATCACCGTATCTTTACTGGTGCCCAGTGTTTTGGTGACTTCCGTGACCAAACCCGCATCAGCAGCCGCGAGTGCTTGGTTAGCAAATGCGGAAAACAGCAAGAAAACCCCGAGTGAAAGCGTGCTTTTAAAGGTATTAAGTTTGTTTTTCAGTGAGCTAAACATGTAGCTTCTCCTTTACCGTGGATAAAATGAGACTAGCAACCGCGCCAATCCCAAAGGATGTAAAGAACAGAACGAGAACGGCCTTGACCACCGCGAAATAGAGCGCCTCGTTCCAGACATAATGGGTTAAGTCCATCAAGATTTAATGGGTTGAGGTTTATCCAATGGCTTGCCGACC